GTCATAGAGCCATGCCTTGCCGTCCGCAACGGTCGCAAGGTAGGTCGGTCCGTAGTCCAGGTTGGCGGAACCGGTGCCCGTGACGGTGCCGATGGTGGTCACGGTGGCGTCGCTATTCACGCGCTGCAGCGACGTACCCATGACGCGGTAGCACAGCTCGTTCCAGCTGATCGCGCCGCGATCGACGCCGGCACCGGTGGCGAATTGCGTGAGGCCTGGCGCAAAGCGAAGGTAGCCCTTCGAGATGCCCGTATCCTTCGGGACCGGAATGAGGTTGACCGGATAGGTGGTGCGCCAGTCCGCGGTTGCGTCCGACGCGACGCCCGACAGCAGGCCGATTTGCACTTCAGTACTCCGTGGCGCCGTCGTTCAGGCCGGGGACCTCGCTGGTGGGCGGGTAGTACTGCGGCGAGAGCACGCCGCGCCGGCTGCCGCGGCCGACAGGCATGTTCGGCGGCATCGGCGTCTGCGGCAGCACGCCGCGGGCGGTATACAGGGCGTTGAAGCCCTGGGCCGCGGCCTTCTTCGTGTCGTTGCTGACCGTCTTGCCGAACGAGCCGGCCCAGCGCACCGACAGCGCGGCCGCGAATGCATCCTGCGCGGTGTCGGGGATGCCGGCATCGTCGTCCAGTCCACCGCCCAGGTTGAAGCCGACGCGAACCCCCAAGCCGTCCCACTGCGCGGCGATGCGGTTCAGCCGCGTGAGCCCGCGCTGCAGCTCCTCCGGCGCGATGTCGAAGGAGCTGTTGATGCCGAACTCCTCCAGCGCGGATTCGATGAGGTCGCGCTTGGTGGCCATCTCAGGTGCCCGCGCGCGCTTTGGCCTCGTCCTTCGTGAGGCCGGTCTCGACTTCCCTACCGTCCGCGTCCACGAGCGAGTAGACGCCGCGCCCTTTGTGTACGGCACGAAGACCGGCCGCGGCGAGCTTCTGCTCGATCTCCGCCATCTCGGCATCGTTGGCCTCGACAGCGGCGGCCAGGCCGTCCTGGTGCGCCCGCGCCGCCTTCAGCGGGTGATCCGACCAGCCGGCGGCGAGCTTGTCCGCCGCGTCTTCGGCTTCCACGATGAGCGTCTCGCACGACGTGCCGTCGCAATCCACTGCGCCCGGGCAGCGGTACAGCATGGTCGGATTCTTGAACATGGCGTCCTCAGATGTAGAAGCCGTGGATGGAGACCGCGGCATTGGTATTGCCCGCGCCCAGCGACGGCAGGGTGATCGCAATGGCGACGCCCAGCGCTGACGCCGGCACGGGAAACTGGAACTTCACGAGCAGCGGGGTCGCCTGCACCGTCGCGCCGGCGGGCGCGCCGAAGATGTAGGTGGCGTCGCCTCCAAGGATCCCGGAGAGGACGGCTGCCACGAGCGCTGCAGCGGTCGCGCCTCCGGCAGTGATTTCGAAGCCGGTGCAGTACGCGCGTCGCCCCGCGACGGCCGCAAGGGTGGCTTGCGCCTGCGCCGCGGCGACGTTGCCGGAGGTCGCGTGCGCGGGAGTGGAAGCGTCGGGGTAGCCTGCTGCTGCCATGATTCACCTCACGAGGCGGAGACGGCCGTGCCGAGCGCGATGCGCTTCCAGCTCACGCCATCGGAGACGGCCAGGCACGGCGCGCCGGAATTGCCGTTGCTGCAGTAGATGACCGAGCCGGCGTTCGAAAGCGCATCGGGTACCTGCGCGACGCTGTAGCTCGCCAGCTTGAACGGACCGGAGACGTCGCTGGTCAGCGCGTCTTGCAGGTAGTCCTGCAGCTGCTGGATGCTGATGCGCCGCGGCTGGCCGTTTCCGGTGCTCCACAGCGGCAATTGATCGCCACTCGAAACCGAGGCGGCGATGCATAGTTGGTTGATGTCGCTCAATGCCTGCTCCCAGGTTGAAACCGGGCCCGAAGGCCCGGCTCAGGATCAGGTCTGGTTGAACATGATGATCCCGGCCATCTCCGGGTTCGTCATGCCCACGCCGAAGCGGGTGTCACAGCGGTACTTGAACTTCTTCGTGTTGATGTCGAAGAACTTGTACATCACCAGCTGCACGCCCAGCTCGGTCTCGCCGCGCATCATGATGGCGCCGGCGGCCTCCATGTCCGGGTCGAAGCCGTTGCGACCGGGCAGCAGTTCGATCGCGCGGCGGTCCCAGAACGGCGCCACGTTGCCCGTCACCGTGTTCAGGAACGTCAGCGTCGCGCCGTTGGCGGGCGTGGCCGTCACGTTCTTGTACTCCAGCTCGGCCTGCGTCGGAGTGGAGTCGGCCGCGATGATCGGCGGGCTGATCTGCACGTTGCCGGTACCGCCCGCGCCGCTGATGATCGCCGTGATGGTAAACGTCTTGAGCTGGTTGGTGTCAGCCTTGGTGATGTGGTTCACCGCGTTCACGCCGGTCAGGGTGAAGCGGTCGCCCACCTTGACGGTGCCGGACGTGACCGTGATGGCCAGCGTCTGGTAGCGGTTGTCCACGTTCTGGATTTCACCGGTGCCCGCGGTGCTGGTCGCCTTGGGCACGTAGCGCTGGTTCGCGCCATTGACCGTCACGCCCGTGCCGGCCTTCGCCGTCAGGTTGTAGGTGTACTCGGCCGAGTAGGTGTCGAAGCCGGCGATGCGGCCCAGGTAGCCCTCCTCGATCGCCGGATTGACCTTGCTGTTGGCGGAGGTCTGCGGCTTGGCCAGGTTGCCGGCCATCTTGTTGTAGTCGCGGGTGTGGATGAAGCACGCGCGGTCCACGCCGTCGCCCACCAGGCCCTGCTCCTGCATCAGGCTGTTGGCCAGCGAGATGTCGTCGTAGCCGGCCGGCGCGGTGGTCTGCTTCACGACCAGTGTGCCCTGCAGGCCGGCGACGCTGGCGATGGCCAGGTTGATGTCGGTGCCCAGGCGCGAGAAGGCGCTCTGCATCTTGCGCTCGCGCTGCTGGGTGTCGTTCAGGTCGTTCGTGGTCATCGTCCACGGGACCGACTTGTCGAAGCCCAGGGCGATGGGCACGGACAGCTGCGTCACGTCCGAGAACGAGCTGGAGATGTCGGTGCCGGCAGGGCCATCCACGGACACGGAGACGTACGGCACGGGGCGCCAAATCGCGGTGCCTTGCGAGCGCTCCAGCACCACCGGGTCGGCCTGGAACTTCTCGACGTTGCGACCGAACTTCAGCTGGTCGTCGAAACCGGCGAGCAGTTGGTCGAAGAACACCGTTTCCTGCTTGGAGAACGCGGTGGCACCCAGCACCAGGCCGCTGTTGGCCATGTAGCCGAAGAGCGCGGAGTGGATCTTGTTGCCCAGGCCGGCCAGCAGGCCGTGCGCGAAGGCGATGAGCGAGAAGAACAGGCGTTTCATGATGGACACGAACCTCACTTCAGGCCCGCTTGCCGTTGCTTCCTCAGGAATGCCGCGACCTTGGTGCGGTCGCCAGTCCTGTCTGCCTCGGCCTGCAGGCGTTCAAGGGTTGCCTTCGACGCGGACGACGAGGAGGAGGCCGAACTGCCGCCACTGCCCGAACGAACCGTGCTTTCCGGCGCGGGTTTGGTCGTGGATCGCTTCGTCACCTTCATGTCTTTCTCCAGTTGCGCAGCGGCCCACGTGAACTTCACCGGGTCCTTGATGGAGGCCAGTTCTTGCAGCTTCTTCGGGTTGGTCCCCAGCGCAACGACCAGCGCAGCAGGGTTGGCCGCACCTACCTTGATCACGCCTTGCTGCCACTCTTCGGGCAGCGCCGTCATCACCACTTCCTCGGCCTCGTCGAAGTTCTTGACCTTCAACGCTGCCCTGGAAGCCTGGTAGGCCTCGTTCACCTTCCGCGCACGCTCTTCGTTCGCCTTGACCGCCTGGGCTTGGCCCGCCTCCCACGACTCGATGTCGCGTTTCTCGGCGTACCACTTCTCCAGATCGGTCTGGTACTTCTCCTCGTCGTACTCGTTGCCGGCGAGCGTGGGCTTGACACGCAGCTTCGGCGGCTGCTGCTGGTTGGTCGGTTGCCCGCTTCCCAGCTGCCGCTGCAGCCTCTCGTTCTCTTGCCTGAGCTCGCGGTAGCGCTTACGAAGATCGGAAAAGACCTCCGAATCACCGCTTCCCCTGGTCTCCGAGGTGGGGGGTTCCTCGCTGCCAAAGCCGATGACGTGTTCGTCTTCGCCGTCGCCGCCTTGTTCGGTGCCTTCGGCGCCCTCACTGCCTTCGGAGCCTTCCTCGCCGCCGTCTTCGGGCTCGTCGCCCTCGCCGCCTTGCTCGGTGGTTTCGTCCTGCAGCTCGGAATCGAGCTCGTTGCCTTCTTCGGCTACACCCGTTTGCATTGACCCATCTCCTCGGGCGCTTGACCGTTGGCCCGGATACGTTGGGCGCGATTCTCAGAACGGTTGCGCGGCGATCAAAGGGATTGCATGGGGTTTGCCGTGGTGAGCGCGGCGTACGCCTGCATCAAGCGCTTGGCGATCGACTCGATCGCGTAGGCTTCGAACTCGATGGAGGGATCGCGTTCGCCCTTGTAGTCGCACCACGTCTGCCAGACATGCACGGCTTCGTGAACCAGCGTCGCCGCCGCCTCAATGCCGCTTTGCTCTCCCAGGCGAACGCAGACCACGCATGCGATACCGCCGCTCGGGTTCGTGAACGTGCTGCAGTTCGCGGTGGCGTCGTCGTTCAGCCAGGCCGCAGGCCACTTCTCGCGCGGAACCTTGAGCGTGCGCAGTGCCTTGCGAAAGTCCTTCTCATTGGTCGCCAGTCCGAGGTACGGGCCGGTGACGAGATCGCGCTCAAGCCACTTCACGCAGGCTGCGCGGCAGACGCCGCCGGCTCCGGCTTCATGCTCTCCGCCAGCTGCAGCAGCGCATCGAGCCGGCCGGTGTCGATCTTCGCGAGGATGCCGGCGATGTTCGCCTGGCTCTCGTTGATCTGCTGCAGCAGCAGCTGCGCGTTCGCCTGCGACTTCTGCGCATCGGCGTCCGCCTTCTTGGCCGACGCGAGCAGGAACAGGCTGTTGGCGTCCGGCTGCTGCTGGCCGGACTGCGCCTGCTCGATCTGCTTGGCCTCTTCCTCTGTCGGCTCTGTCACGCCCATGAGGATCATGCGATGCCGCCAGTACTTCTTCACATCCTGCAGGCCCTCGCCTTCCAGGTTCTGGATCGCCACGCCGGCGAGCACCGCCTTGTCGTTGGGGTCATCGACGAACTGCATCATCCCCGTGACCGCGCGCACAGTGCCGTCGCGCCGCGTCGTGAAGCTCGGGCCGACATCGGCCACGACCTTGTACTTGCCCGTGGTGGGGTCGTTCAGGTAGCTCGTGCTCTGGTCCTCGCCAACCGTCTCTTGGCGCAGCTTCTTGATCTGGTCGGTGCCGTCCGTGTTGACGACGCGCATCGGGCGGTCATCCTCGACATACAGGTCGCCGGCCATCGAACGCCAGACCTCGGCACAGCGCTTCATGGACGACTTGAAATTGTCCATGTAGATGAAGTTCTGCATGTCCAGGCGGTTCTGGATCAACTCCACCGCCTTGGCCGAGATGTTGCTCACCACCTCCTGCGCGCTGTCGGACTCGCCTAGCACCTCCTTCAAGTCGATGCCGATCAGCGTGAGAAGCCCAGCGAGCGCCTGCGGAATCTCGGGCGCCTTGGTGTAGGCAAGCGGCTGCGCCGGCTGCTCCGTTCCATCGGGACCGACTGCGGCGTTGAGCAGCAGGTAGGGGAAGTTGTCGATCGTGTCGCGCGACCACATTTTTTCGTGGCCGGCAATCTGCGAGGGCGTGAGGATCGGTTTCGACACCGGCGACTGCACCGACAGGTACGCCAGCAGCGACACCAGCATGTTGTACAGGCGCTGCAAGTCGATGGCCAGACGCACCTGGCCGCCCACGCGCTCCACGTTGTCCACGTACTGCCGCTTGGCGTAGAACGGGATGATCGGGATCTCGCAGCCGGCAATGTAGCCGCTGTCTTCCAGCACCCGGCAGCCGTCGATGATGTACTTGTGGACCTTGCGGCGCTTGACCTTCTTCACGCGCGATAGGACGAAGCCCTGGTCGGTGAGGTCCTTCTCCGCGGCGAGGAATTCATCCTTCGACTCGAAGTCCTTGGGCTTGAGCTTCTGCTCCTCACCCGAGGCCCGCTGGCGGTAGTAGTTCACCGGCTCCGTGACCGTTTCCACCTCGTAGTACTCCGCGACGTAGATGACCTCGGGCTGGCACCAATCGAAGATGCCGGTGCGCGTCACCTTGTCGAAGCTTGCGACTTCCTCGCCTTGGGTGGCTCGCCGCAGATCCCAGTCGCCGCGCGCCGTCGATGCCTCGCCGGTGTCCGCCTCGGAGTCGCCGTATGCGTCGTCGTAGTCGCTGTCCTGCAAGCCGGTGATGACCCACGCACACCGCGCGTCCGACTTGTCGTAGCGCTTGGCGTTGGCATCGAAGAACACCGACTGGTCGGCGTCGGGGATCGGCACCAGGTCGATGCGCTGGCGGTCATCGTCCTCGTCCTGCTCGTCCTCGTAGCGATTGCGAAGGCGCCAGGCGCCCATGCCGCCGGCGACGCCCTCTTCGAAGGCCGTGTCGTACGCCTCCTGGCCCCCCGAGTCCTGTTCGTCGGCGCGGTACAGGCCGTCCATGAAGTCGGCCGTGTCCTCGCTCGTGTCCTCGTCGTCGGGGCGGAAATCGACCGTGACGCGGTTGTTGCGGTACTCGCTGAAGATGCGGATGACCGATTGGTGAACCTTGTTGATCTCGAAGCGCGGACGGTTGGCAAACTGCTCCTGCAGGTCGCCGTCGTACTGAGCGCCGGGCACGAACACGAAGCGACGATCCTGCATGCACTGCAGGCGCATCTCGCGCTGCGCGGCGTAGGCGCGGTCGAAGCGCTCCATGGCGCGGGCGTGGACGGCATCCAGGCGGGTGTCGCGCGCGTCGTTCGTTTCGGCCATGGGCCGGGAATCTATGGCCTGCGCGAGAAATGGCTAACAGTTGGCACGGGGTTTGCCGTAGTCGGCTGGCGCGCCACGCCCAGCATGTCTGCCAGCCGCCCCAGGATGCTAAGCGTATCCACGCCATCATCCGGCGAGCCCGCTGGGAACACCAGGCACTGCCGCTGCAGCTCCGGCACCCAGGCCGCCCGCGGCCAGAACACGCGCCCCATGCCGGCGCGGGCAATGACCGGCTGCGCGCGCGTGGGCTTATCGTTCACGGACGGCAGCCACTCCAGGCGGCACTGGACGGAGCGCTCCGTCATGCGCCGGCGCAGCGTTCCTTCGGTCGATCGGCGGATTGGGCCAGCCTCGCCGCCCCACATCAGCGGCTTCCAGCGGGCCATCATGTCGATCTTGCGCTCGATCCAGACTTCCGGCCCGGTCTGCCCGCGCCACCAATCCAGCAGGTACAGATCGCCGGCGGCAGACAGGCCGGCGACACCATGCTCCGTCCAGTCGCCACCGTCCGGCGTCACGGCGTAGTCACTGCCGCCGATGATGCGCAAATCGGGCGGCGCCACGTCGTACGTCATCATGTCGTCGCGGCGGAACAGGATGCCGTCGGCCGGCGCCGGGATCTGCTGATACAGGCTCGACCACGTGCGGCGGTTCAGGCGGAACTGGTCCCAGTGGCGGGCATCGAACCATTCCGGCCAGAGCATGTCGCCCACGCCGCGGCCGATCGGGTCGCTCTTGGTCTGGCACTCGGCTTGAAGGCACACGACGCGCCAGGTGTTGCCGTCGCGGCATTGGATGTCACCGCTTTCGCCGGCCCAGTTCTCCGGCAGGATGCGCCCGGCGATGTCGTCTTCGTGCCATCGCGTCTGGATCAGCACCACCCAGCCGCCCGGAATCAGGCGCGTGAGCAGGTCGTCTTCGTAGGCCTCGTAGGTCTTCTGCCGCACCGTCTGGCTGTCAGCCTGCTCGCGGCCTTTGATCGGGTCGTCGATGACGATGCCGTGTGCCCGGTTGCCAGTGACGCCCGCCATGACGCCGCAGGCAAGGTACTCGCTGCCGTTCTTGAGGGCGAACTCGTCGGAGGCGCGGCTGTCATCGGAGAGCGTGGTCTGCAGGATGCTGCTGGACTCGGGGGAGAGCAGGAGCTGGCGCGTGCGACGGCCGTGCCGGCGCGCCAGGTCGTCGCCGTAGCTGGCCAGGATGACGCGCCGATCCTTGTTCGTGCCCAGATACCACGCCGGCGCGACGACGGTCGCATAGGTGCTCTTGGCACTCCCGGGCGGTGCCATGATCATCAGCCGTCCGTGGCGCGTCTCCATGCACCGCTGCATCTCGCGCAGGATCAGCAGGTGGTGCGGAGCTTGCGCGGACTCGATGAGCGGGATCGCCGCGGCCTCGTCGGCGTCTTCCAGCGGCGATCCAGGGACGGGGATGCGTGAGGCGAATGCGGGCAGATCGCGGCGCGCGGTGCGGCGCGCAAGCAGAATGCCGGCCGCCTGCTCAGGACTTAGCTGCATTCGGCAGGACGCGCGCTGCGATCGCGGCGAGCTGCTCGTCGCTCATGGTCACGGGCGTGAGCGGGATCGGGGCGCCGTTCGGGCCGGAGTGCTCCAGCTTCTGCTTGACGAGGCCGTGATGGCTTGCCAGCAGCGGCAGCATGGTCTCCTTCGCCATCTTGATGACGAAGTTGCCATTCTTGTCCCAATGCCATCCGACAATGGCGCGGCGCACATCCTCGGGCAG